GTCCAATGTCATTAATCATCCTCATTGGTTAGTCGCTGCACTAAAGCTCTGTTGATTAAACCTTTAACCTGCGGATTTAAAGTTTGGGGTGCTATCCCCTTTCTAAACAAAGCGGCTTGTTGCCTTTTAGACAATGGCGTTTCCATTCCAAAAGATGGAAGATACGCTGTGGATAGCTTTGGTATCTCAAGCTGGGCTTTTGTTTGCCCCTCGCCACCAAAAATGCTATATATGTCTACCGGCTTAACTCTCTTATCTTGACCCGCGGCTGCCATTAAAGAGTCACTAGCTTGAGGCGGCCCTCCATACTCCATTATCGCCTCAAACTCAGGGCGGCTTATAGAACCGAGTTGCGGCATACCTGTCACCTCTCCCATGTTCTCGGGGCCCATTCTCCCTAACGGTTGCCCCACCCCAACCTGACCACCATTCGCATACATTACAGGGCCACCCTGCCTCATCTTTTTGCGACCAGCTCTAGGCATCTTGGACTTGTCCATTTGTTGTTTTAATCTAATAGAGTCTAAAACGGTATTAATAGTGTCTCCCGTGAACGGATTAATGCTTTCATTGACATTACGCATCCTGATTACTTTTAAAAGGCTGTCCATATCTGCGGGTACGGGTGGGCCATATACTTCAGGATTTCTTAATTCTTGCTGCTTGCGAGGCTGCATCTGTCCACCATCTTGATATTGCTTAATTGGGCCACCTTGTTGTTTATCGTCAAAATACTGAGAATAATATAACTTTCTACCGGCTGGCGAAAGACCTTTAACTAATGAATAAGTGTCTTCAGAGGAGGCGTCACCACCAATAGCACTTAGGAGGGCCTGCGTTAATAGAGCATCCTTTGCAAACTGTCTCCCAACTTCACTTTGAGCATCATACATTTCGGGGCTTCTGCTTTCTGGGTCTTGTAGGGCTCTATATCTTGATACGTCTTTCATTCCCATCATTTCGGGAGCGCCCAACTCAGCTAAAAACCTATTGTATAATCCAGAGGTTTTAGAATAGTCAACCTTACCACCCTCTTGATACATAGGGGATTTAGGTTGGGATAAGCCAGTCTCCATAGAAGCGGAGGCAATAAGAGCATCCATAGCCGTATTGCCATTCTGCATTTGCTGCATGGCACGACCTTCATTAGTGATTTGTTTTAATACAGGTAAATAATCAGGGACGACCTCTTTGGGTATTATCCATTCGCCGCCCTCTAATTCAACGGGCTGTTCATCGGCAACCATGCCGGCGACTCCGCCGTGTTCGTGTGATGGCCCCCGTACTAAACCGTAACTGGGGAACCTGCTTTTTTGTTTAGCCATATGGTATGTGGATTCATAGCTATTTTATGTGTTTATAAACAGTTGGGTTAAGATACACTTAACACCTTCTCAATCTAGGGGTATTTCTGTCAATAATGCAAGAAAATAAATAATTAATTTCTAGCACCCGTTAACCAGTTGTATTTTTTAAGCTTAGGCATTATCCGACCTTTTCTCTTTTCTGCCTTAAAGCCCTCTTTTGTAGTGGCTTGGGATTTGGGGGCGCGAGCAAAGTAGTCTGCATAGTAGAGAGCGTCCATAAGGTCATCATTCCGAGGTTTAGGATGTTCAAAGAACTCATCTACAAGCTCGGTCATCTCTCTTTTGATATATAATTTCTTAGAATTGACAACAGGGCCGAGGGTTGTTTCAAGCCTGTCTGCCTTCTTTATCCTTGCTGGGGGCTTTACCCCCTTAAAGATACCGGGCATCAATCTTTTCTCATTGGCGCTCATGCGGGTTACCATATCTCTGACCATCTCTTGGGCTGCAACGGTTTCGATTGTCACTCTTTTTACGGGACTATACTTCTTTGCCAGCTCTATTATCTTAGCTGGTACGTCAAAGGTTGGTATTCTTTCCCTAAAATACTCCAGAACATAGCGTTTGTTATCAGAGTCTATTCCCATAACTAATATTACCTGATAGTCAGAAGTGTCAGAAGCTGTAGCTGCAAGGTCAACCCCAATATAAACATTAATCGGAATAACCGACTCACCCTCCATCAAATAGTTAAAACCATTCATCAACTTTCTATTGCCAGAGTAGTGCTGTATCCTATCTATTTTAAAAGCAGCGTTAGATATGTCCCGAGCATCATTCATATACTCCTGAGCAAACTTATTGACAAGACCCGCCTCAATGAACTCCTGTTTCTTATGATTGAGTTTAGATAGAGGGAACTGCTCAGGCCAAAGGGCTTTACCATCCTCAACAGCACTATGGAAGAAAACATCCCACGGATAGGGTCTATTATCTTCTTTAGCCCGCTTATAACCATCATAGGTCATTTGAAGGAAGCTATCAAAGTGCACAATGGTACCGGCGAGCCATATCCAGCCTTCATTTCCGGGTGATTCTTCAAGTGCTGGATAGATTGTGGATACGACCCACCGTTTAATTTCATTGCGCCTTTCGGGTGTCTTGGTATTTAACTCAGATTCAAAGTCATCCAAGATAATACCAGTATACCTTACATCAACCTCAGCGCGACCCCTTAGCCTTTGACTAGTACCTTTGGCTATAATTCTGTCACCTTTGGGGGTAACCAAATCTTTTTCTGTCCACCGCTTACCCACACTGCCACCATCCATATTGCCAAAGTAGTATTTAATGGTCTTATTGGTTTCTAAGTGGTATCTCAGGTATTTTAAGTGGTCAATGGCCTGACCCTGCTCTTCTGACACCCAAGCTATAAAGTTCTGGTCATCCTCACCAGAGAAGCAGAGTTTATGTAGAATAGCTGATTTAGATAAAATTGATTTACCAAAACCCCTAGGAAGTATAATACAGATACGCTCACCGGGTTGGGTAGAGATAAGTCTTTTAGATACGGTATAGTGACAGGCGGGAGATGCACTCTTGTGCATGAAGTCTTTAGGGAGGAAGGCCCTGCCAAAGAACAGAAGGTCTTTGAAAGCCTTGGACAGTATCTCATCCCTCCTTGCCATCTCCTCCGGGGGAGGGATAACATTAAAGGTCTCGATTTGCGGCTTGTCTTGCTTCTTTTCTCGCTTTGTAGGCTTTTCTTTTTCTTTGCTGGTTTTCAAGTGCTAGTTTTCGTTTTAAACGCTTGCGGGATTTCGCGGCTTTATTGGGCACTACCACTTAACCTTATCTGCCCAATAGGCTGCTGACATCTTACCCTTTGCAATATTTTTACGATGCCTTGCTTTAAATGATTTACGCCTAGCCTTTTGTCTGGCAGATTCACCTGCTTTTGGCTTACCAGCGGTCTTAACACCCTGTTGCCCAAAGCGTATGGTCTTAACCTCTGTACCAACCTTGGCAACGACCACATGGCTTTTAGTCTTATGACCCGGTGTACGCTTAGGTTTGTTATATCCAGATACACCCGCTCTTTTTAATCTAGGGTCTTTCTTTGCTGGCATTCTATTTTCCTACTTTCTTCATAGCTGTCTTGTGTGATTGGGTAAATGTCTGCCCTTTCTTCATTGCATCTACCATTACCTTTAAGTGTTTAGCCGTATGATGAGAAGCATGACGACTCATTGCCGCCTGTTGTCTTTTATTTAAAGCGGTTGTACTCACTCCCTTGACTCTAGGCATAATTACTCCTAATTAGTTTAATATTATAAACAGCAGTCCCCCAGCGTATTTGCTTAGGATATTGCCATATCTTCTTATTGAGATGCGTTTTCTTCAATTAAGCCCGTCTCAAAGGCTTTAAGTTTATCTTTTGAGAAACCAGTGAACTCTTGTATGAGTGCAATGGAGTCTGATTTCTTATCAGTCGTCAATAATCCCGATATCTTCATCAACGTCTCCAAAGCCCTGAGCTTGTCACCATCACGGGCATCTGACTTATCTACCACTGATTTTGCATTCTCCAGTAAATAGGTCTTGGTAATACCCAAATCATCCATTAACTGTTCTACTTCTTTATTAACCAATGTTCTTATCCTCTTCTGTCTTAATAAAATCTTCGCCCTGTTTAAAGCATAATTGCGATTATTAGTAGGAAACACAGCTAAATAAGCTTCCGTAGCATCTCGACCTACAGCAACCATCTTGGCAAATAACTTCTCCCGGGCTGTAATATACCTGCTATTCTTATACTTGGTAAATGTATAGATGTCCTTGGGAGGCTCACCCTCTAACTTGGACTTCTCATGAGCGTAAGCCGTACCTAATAATGTCCGTACATAATCAACATCCCCATTATATTGATTGCTATACATTACAGCACGCCTTAAAATACTGAATACCTGACCATCATCACTCTTGGCCCACTCGCCCTCCTCCGCCTTTCGCCAATCATCCTTTAAGTCAGCCTTCCTGTGGTGCTCCCTAAATTCTTCCTCGTTCTCGTATAAATGATAATCAACCCCGCTAATGGTCTTGATGTACATACTAAGCCTTGACTTTTATGTCTGGCACGTCCATATCAAAGAAATCAATAAGCATCGGGGACTCTATCTCATCTATAATCAATAATATCTCCATCATATATTCGTAATCACCCGTCTCCCGAAATTTACTTGACAATGACTTCAAAGCGTCAATCGCGGGCCCTAACTCTAACACTTCCATATGA